TACAACTAAATGCATATGATTAGTGCATATAGTTGAGTGTTTTTGCCGGGAAATTCGCGGGTCGAGACCCCCCCCCTATGGCCGACCTCCGGCGGGGCGGTTGTATAAACACACCCCCACTGTCTCTAGAAAATTTTATAAAAATAACCCTCTCTCTGAAAAAAATATAAAAAAATGAAAGACCTCTCAACCATCTACGCTGAGTTTGTAGCGGCGTATCGTGATGAGCCGGTTTTATTTGTTACCGAGGTTTTGGGCGCTGACCCATTGCCCTGGCAACGTGAGTTTTTGACTGCGATTGCTAAGGGTGAGCGCAGGATTAGCGTTCGCGCTGGTCACGGTGTCGGTAAATCGACTGCCTGTGCCTGGGCGCTTATCTGGCACATGTTTACTCGCATGCCTCAGAAGGCGGTTTGCACAGCCCCAACTGCTGGTCAGTTATTTGATGCTTTATTTTCTGAGGTGAAGCACTGGGCGCAGAAGCTCCCTGGGCCATTGCGAGATACGATTGAGATATTCAGTGACCGCATTGTGCAAGTTGGCGCTCCAGAGAGTAGTTTTATTTCTGCGAGAACTAGTTCGGCTGAAAGGCCGGAAGCCTTGGCTGGCGTCCACTCCGAAAATGTTTTGCTCATCTGCGACGAAGCCAGCGCTATACCCGAGGCAGTTTTCGAAAGTGCCGCCGGTTCGATGTCGGGGCATTCCGCGACGACCATTTTAATTGGCAATCCGACCAGAAATACTGGATTATTTTTTAAGACCCATCACCAGCTGAAGGGTGATTGGAAAACCATGCATGTTAGCTGCATGGATAATCGTCTTGTTAGCCAAGATTTCGTAAATCAGATTGCGGCGACTTATGGCGAGAACTCGAATGCCTATCGCGTAAGAGTGTTAGGTGAGTTTGCGCTTAAAGACGATGATAGTCTAATTCCTGCCGAGCTAGTTGATGCGGCAATGACGCGGGATGTTGTTTCTGACCCCCAGGCGTCAATTATATATGGCGTTGACGTTGCGCGTTTCGGCTCTGACAGAACTGTAATCTGTAAGAGGCAGGGCAATATCGTTCTTAGTTTCAAGCACTGGTCTGGTGAAGACTTGATGGGAACGGTTGGCCGGATTGTGCATGAAGCTGGCATAGACCGCCCAGAAGAGATTTGCGTTGATAGTATCGGTTTAGGCGGCGGTGTAGCCGATAGGCTACGTGAGCTTGGCTTTAATGTTCGAGACGTTAATGTTTCTGAGAGTGTTGCTTTAAATCAAAGCGCGGCTCGGTTGCGTGATGAGTTGTGGTTATCGGCTAAAGAATGGCTAGAAACCAGAGCAGTTAGATTACCGAGAGACGATGATTTGAGGGCCGAATTAATCGGCCCAACTTATTCGTTTACGAGTAACGGTAAGATTAAAGTAGAGGGCAAATCTGAGATGAAAAAGCGCGGTATGCGCTCACCAGATATTGCCGATGCTTTGTGTTTAACATTCGCCGGTCAAGCAGCGCTTGTTGGCGGTAGAGCGTTGAAATGGGTGCCTGGTAAGGCCATTCAGCGCCGTGTAGCAATTTGCTGAAGGAATAATAATGGCTCGTCGTCGTCGCAGACGCACTCCATCACCGATGGATGCGAATGCATCATCATATCTAGAGACAGCTGATATGCCTACGGGAGATGAGGACATCTCTGAGGATAATGGCGTCGAAGATGATAGCGATGAAGATAATAATAATTCTTACGGGCCAGGAAATTCGGATATTAGGCAGAAACTAAATCCGCTTGACGAGACTGAGTTTCAAAATCGGATTGGTATCGCTGTTCAGGCGGCTGAGACTTATATTGATACGCTTATTACGCCTGCTCGAGTTCAAGCAGCTGAGTATTATCGTGCGGCTCCCTTTGGGGACGAGGAAGCTGGCCGGTCTCAGGTTGTATTGTCAGAGGTTCGGGACACTATTCAATCTATTATGCCGAGCTTGATGCGTATATTCACATCTGGCCAGCGTATTGTTGAATATATGCCTCGAACGGCTGAAGATGTTAAGGTTGCCGAGCAAGCCTCGGATGCGATTAATTTCGTATTCAACGACATGAACCCAGGATTTCAAATCCTGCATAGCGCGTTTAAAGATGCGTTATTGAAAAAGGTTGGTGTCGTTACTTGGTGGGCTGAAAGCGACGATAGAGTAATAGAAAAACATTTCTCAGGGTTATTGCAGGAAGAGATATTACTCTTTCAACAGCAAAACCCATCGGCTGAATTTGTCTATGTTGACCCCGAGCCTATGGTTGAGGGTTTCCCCCAGACTTATAAGGTTTGCATCCGCATAGTTGACCAGCAGAGGAAATACCGCGTTCGTGCGCTTCCTCCTGAGTGCTTTATTTGCGACCGCCGAGCCAGAGATACTGATAAGTTTTTCGACCTAGTTGGATATCGCGACCTTGTAACCGTCTCAGAGCTAATTGAGATGGGTTATAATGAGGAAGATATCTTAGAACATGGCTCCCCAGGAGAGGATAATCTCTGGATAGCCCAGATGGAAGATTTCGAAAGAAATCGCGGAACTTATTTTCCAACAGATAATGACGACCCGACGCTTCGCCGTGTAAAGTTTATGAAGATTTACATGCGAATAGATAAGGACGGGGACGGTATTGCTGAATTACGTTGTATTCATGCGATTGGTCGGGATTGTTTCGTCTTAAAAGATGAAATTGTTGACCATGCTCCATTTGCGATATTCTGCCCAGACCCAGAGCCGCATGCTTTGTTCGGCCATTCGGTTGCAGATGTTACAATGGATTTGCAACGCATTAAGTCGCATGTTTTACGCGCTACGTTAGATAGCCTTGCACAGTCAATTTTCCCTCGCACAGCTGTTGTAGAGGGTCAGGCTAATATTGACGATGTATTGAATAAAGAGGTCGGCGCAATTATTCGCATGCGTCAGATGGGTGCGGTTCAAGACTTATCCACTCCGTTTGTGGGTCAGTCTGCTATGCCTATTCTAGGCTACCTAGATGAGATTAAGGCTCAGCGCACAGGTGTTACACCGGCTAGCCAAGGATTAGATGCAGAATTACTGCAATCTACCACAAGAGCAGCTGTCACAGCCCAAATTTCGGCAGCACAAGAACGCACCGAGCTTATTGCACGCACGTTTGCAGAAAATGGCATGCGTCAGCTGTTCACTGGTTTGTTGAAGCTAATCACTCAACACCAAGATAAGCCTTTACTTATCCGCTTGCGTGGCGAGTGGGTGCCAGTAGACCCCACCACCTGGGATGCTGATATGGACTGCACCGTATCCGTAGCCCTTGGTCGCGGTGATGATGCTCAGCAGATGGCGTTCTTAACGACTGTCGCACAGAAGCAAGAGCAGATTATTCAGCTGATGGGGATGGACAATCCTCTTGTTAAGCTGAGCCAGTATCAAAATACGCTGAGCCAGATTGTGCGTCACGCTGGATATAAAAACCCAGATAGCTTCTTTTCTCCGATTAGCCCAGAGCAAGAACAGCAACTTGCTCAAGCTCAAGCAGCAGCGGCGGCTCAGAAAAAAGATCCAAATCAGTTGCTGGCTGAAGTTGAGATGGCAAAGGCGCAGGCCGAGACATATGCCAAGCTACAGTCACTCGCTATTGACCGCGCTCAGTTGCAAATAGACGCTGACCTGAAGCGCGATGAACTGGAAAGCAATATCATTCTTAAAGCAGCAGAGATTGCTTCTAAGGGTGGCCAGCCAGTTGATTGGGCTGCAATCATTGAAATGACGCGCAAGCCTCGTCCAGACATTCAGTCATTAGCACAAGCACTGATTGATAATGAGAAAATGGCTTCAGCACAGGTTCTTTCACAAATCGGCATGCAGGCTTCGCAAGGTTCGCCGCAACAACCTCCGCAGCAACCACAACAGATGCAAGCGCCAGGAACATCGGTTCCACAATAAAGAGTTTCAATGGAAGAAGACATTCACCGTCTTGCTCGGCAAGCGGATAACATTCTTACGTCCGATGCATTCAAAATAGCGATGGACGAATTAGAAGCCCAGACAATTGAGATGTGGGCTAACGGCGTATTCAAAACACCCGCTGATAGGGAGGAGGCTTACGGCCTCGTGCGGGGTGCTCGAGTGTTCAAGATGCGGCTCACAGCCATCATCGAGAACATGAAACTCACGAAGGCACAAGCGGAGGCGCGGGACAGACTTACCCGTTCACAAAGCACGCCTGCTCGTTGAGCAACCCCAGGTAAATAAATGTCTGAAGAAACTCAGACGGCGTCAGCAAGCGAAAGCACTGGCACCGTAGAGGAAGCTGCGTCCAAAATTGAGGCTCTTCTTTCCGGCAAGAAGCCGACAAGAAAGCAAGAAGCCCCACAACAAGAGGCAGCATCAGAGGCTGAACCAGCGCAAGCTGAAGAAGCCGAAACCGAGGAAAATTCTGTAGAGACGGCACCGCCTTCTGAGGAAGACAGTGACGCAGAAGAAGCCTCACCCGACGCGCAAGACGAAGAAGCTGAAAGCGACAACCCCGCTAAGCCGATTATCACCCTCGAATTAGAGGGCAAGAAGGTCGATTTTACGCCGGAAGAGTTGCAAAAGAGCGTTCTCTTGCAAGCCGATTACACGCGTAAAACTCAAGCACTCGCTGCTGAAAGAAAGCAATTCGCGGAGACAGTCCAGAAAGCGGAAGAAGCAGAGAAAGTTTATTCTCAGCTCCTGCCTGTGATGGTTCAGAGAATGCAGGCAACATTGCCTCAAGCTCCAGACCCTTCGCTAATTGATATTAATCCTTCAGCTTATCTTCGTCAGAAGGAAGCATACGAGCAGGCGATGGGTGATTTGCAGGCGGGCATTTCAGAAATGCAACGCCAGCAAGAAGAGAGCAAAGGGAAACAGACGAAGCAACTCCAAGCCTATTTGGCAGAGAATGCTGCGAAACTGCCCGAGCTTATCCCCGAGTGGAAAGACGAAAAGGTTTTTGAGCGCGACCGTCCCAAGGTTCGTGATTATCTAAAGACTAGGGGCTTCTCCGATGAGGAGATTAACCAGGCTTATGATGCACGCCTTGTTGCGATGGCTAATGACGCAAGACAGTGGAGAGAACTGCAATCAAAGAGCAGGCCTCGCCCTAATGCACCGCCGCTTGAAAAGGCTTTGAAACCTTCTCCAGCCCCTGCCCAGCCTCAGACAAGAAAAAATCGGGATGCTTTTGAAGCGCGCAAACGTCTCGCTTCATCTGGCCGCGTTGAAGATGCAGCTGCGGCTATCAAAGCACTCTTATGATTGGAATAATCTGAAATGGCTACGGTAACACGTTACGACTACTCTTCGTCTATTCGCGAAGATTTAGAGGATTGACAATATATAGGCGAATTGTCTTATAATAGTCCTCGTGTTGTTTCGGACTATGGCAAATCGCAATGCTAGACGAATGGATGAGTATTTCCCGAGATAAACTCTGGAAATTATATGCAAAATTACCAGCTACCGCGATTGCGGCTCAATATGAAGTTACTCCTGGCGCGGTATATCACCGACTAAGAGCTTTCGGCATAAAAGCTGGTGATGTTGGCAAGCATGCTGCTGGCCCTAAAAAAAGCTTTAACCCTCCAAAGGTTGAGTTAGAGCGCTTGTATAAAACAATGTCTATGGCAAAAATTGCCGCTCATTATGGAGTTGGTGAGACTGTCATATTCATGCGTTTAAAACAGCATGGCATTGGCGGGATAAGCCGGTCTGACAGGCTGAAAGAATACAAGAGAACACCAGAGCACCAAGCAAATATAACTGCTGCGTTGCCTCACCGACCTGGGCCTAAAAACCCAAATTGGAAAGGCGGCGTATCTTCCGAAAATCTACGTGCTAGGTCTAGGAAAGAATACAGAATTTGGAAATTAGCTGTGCTTGAGAAGCACTATTTTAAATGTTCCAAATGCGGTATTGAGCAAGGATATGTTTGCGAATGTTGTGGTGGCAGGGTTTTACTGCACGCTCATCACATCAAGTCTTTTTCAAATAATCCAAAAAAAAGATACGATGTAAAAAACGGCATAGCGTTGTGTAACAGGTGTCATTTTAAGGAACATCACTAGAAAACGGGGTGAATTGCTGGAAAAGCTGACCGGGTAAGCCGAAGCCAATCAGCAGCCAAGTCGCATATGTAACTCGCAAGAGCCAGGGATGCGGAAGGTTCAACGACTAGACAGTGACGAAAGAATAATCTGTCCACGAGCGCCCCGCCCGATAAAAGGGATGATATAGTCTGAGCTACATGGAAACATGTAGAAGTTAGCTATAAACAAGCTAACGATAACAAAACTGATTATCTACAATATCAGCCCAACTAAAACGGCTTTTATGAACAATGTTGGCCGCACATCTGCGGACAATACCTACCACGAATGGCAGACCGATATTCTTGCCGATGCTAACGGCTCGAATGCGGCTATCGAAGGCGCAGACGCTACTGATACTACGTTTGCTGCTCCTTCACGTTGCGGCAACTACACGCAGATTTCTACGAAGACGTTAAACGTCTCTGGAACGTCTGGCGCTGTAGATGCGGCTGGCATGAAAACCATTGAGGCTTATCTCATTGCTAAACACGGCAAAGAGCTTAAGCGCGACATGGAAACCATCCTCCTGTCAAATCAGGCGGCGGTTGCTGGCGATGCTTCAACGGCTCGTAAACTC